GGCGGAGTCCTTCTTGCTCGGAGTGACAGTATGCCCGAGCTTGGCCATCTCAGCAGCGAATGCCTCGACAGAGAACCATTCAAGAGCCCGAAGCAAACCAGCGAGGAAGTCGTCGCCGTAGTCCGCCAATTCGAGGTTGAGTTCTGGACGGTGGTCGGGAAGTGCGCCGAATGTGGTGTGGTGTAGCATGCCATAGGCGGTCTTAAGGTTGCCCTCATTAACGACAGAGTTGAGGATGGTGGTGAGAACAAAGCCGGTGGGCAGCCGATAATGGAGGGTGAAGATCATGCCATCAAAAGTGTGGATGCGGTTGAAGATGGAATCGCAAACATAATCTCGGATCTTGAGCCACTTGGCATCAAGGGGCATGTAAGTGTCGATCCAAGTGTTGAGCTGACCAAGAGCAGCACGAAGTTGTTGTGTTGACTCGTGCAGGTCAAAGCCCTTGAGATCACCATCAAAAACGCTGAGGCAACGCTTGAAGCGGGCGTAAAGAATGCGGAACTCGCGGTTGTTGTGAGCGTCGATGCCGCACTTGATGGTGCCCTCATTATGGTTGTTGTGGATGGCCCCGATGACAACGCCGTAGACCTGCCGCGTGAGAACGTTGTCCACGGCAGGCAAGATGGCAAGGGTGCGGGCGATGCCGAGATCAGCTTTGGCCTCTGAGACAAGCTCGTCCTTGAGGGTGTTGATAATCACAACGCTGGCGGCCTTTCCAGCCGCGATGGCATCGACGAGTTCATTATAGTCCTTCATGAATGTGGCGTTAGGGGAATAGCGTGTCCCATCAAAATCGAAAAGGCCGTGTTTACCTTTGAAGCCGGAGCAAGCGTGAGGGTGACCGGGAGAGGTGGACATCTCCATCGGGTTGACGAACGGGAACTCCGGGGTGCCATTGATGGCCTCAAGGACAGTCAAGACCCGAGCGCCGGGAACCGGGGGCCACTCAGACCACATGGCCTTATAGCCGTAGTCGATAAATTTTTGGTCGACACGCACATCGGTGGTCTCAAAGATCTTGTTCAC